GCTGCGGTGGGCAGAGCTGCCCGTTGCCGCCCTGCACCAACGGCTCCATGCCGTCAACCTGACCGACGGCAAGTCCGACCCGCTGGATGCCTACTGCTTCTTCAAGGATCCCCAGCACGCCGCCGCCGGCCCACCAGCGGAGGCAGGGGCCGCCATGCTCGCGCTCATCGCCCAGGAGCTGCTGCCGGGCTTCGCGCTGGCGTTCTACGAGCCGCTCAAGGCCGCCGCCGGCGACACCCCGCCGCCCAAGGTGCTGGCCCTGCTGGCGGACGATGCCATCGTGCTGGCGCCGCAGCGGACCCCCTCCGGCTGGCGGGGGTTCCTGATCGCGGAGGACACCGCAGCGGATCAGCGGCGGGACTTCATGCTGCCTGGGCAGCCGGAGCCGATTGCGCTGATCGTGCCGCCTCCCGCTGCTGGATCAGCGGCAGCAGTGTGGGCGGCGGCAGCTGCATCTCTTGCCACTCCGCCATCTCCTGATACACCTGATTCACCGCCACCTCCGCCCGCGTGATGGACGTGAAGTATCCGAGGCTCCAGTACCTGCCGCGATACCAGACGCGGCCTTGAAATGGCCTGGACTTGTTCCGGGGGCAGTGACACACTCCGCGGGGGTAGCAGGGGCTCACAGGGCCTGATTGGTGGGTTACTGGCAGGTTTCCGCTTGTAAGCCGTTGCGGCGGCTTGCAGCAGTCAGGCCCACTGACCATGAAGCCAGCTCTGCTCTCCACCCATGACTCAAGAGTATTCCCAGTCCTACGGACAGAAACTTTACTTTCAGGTGATCCGACCTTCGGCGATTGATCTTTCTAAATTGGCCCTCGGCAGCCTGGGTACTGGAAAGTTCATGGACATCAGCACGCTGATGTCCAACGCGAATACCGTCAAGCGGTTCGGCACTGGCGACACGTTCAAGATCTTCAGCGGTGCCCCCAAGACCATCACCAACGCAGCGCTGGCCACCAATGAAGTCACGCTGACCTTTGCCGCCGCCCACGGGTTCACTGTTGGCCAGTCGATCCTAGTGAGCGACCTGCCGGCCCCGTTCGCCAGCCTCAACGGCACCTACACCGTCAAGGCCGCTACCACCACGTCGCCGCACACGATCACGTTCGACAAAACCGGCACCAACATTCCCAGCGCTGTCGCCTCTGGTACGGTGCTCTCCGGCGTGCTGGCCCTTGATGGCACCGATCCGCCGATCCGGATGCTGGGGCTCACCAACCTGCAGCCGAACGAAGGCGAAAACGAGGAAAGCACCGTCACCTACGACGACGAGGCCCAGGGGTTTGACAGCTCCATGGCCACGAGCAAGACGCACACGGTCGCGGTTGCCGGTATCGTCCGGTTCAAGGATGCGGCGTACAAGCTGATGCGCATTGCATCGATGTACTCCGTCAAGGAATCGCTGATGATCAAGTACGTTCTCACCGCTCCCAACGGCGAGAAAGAGGACACCTTCGGTTACGGACGGTTCACCGGCTACCAGCCCGACAACGCGGCCGGAACGATCGTGAAGTTCCAGCAGAACATCCGCACCTACGGGCCGGCTGAGCTGGAGTTCTGATAGGCTCCGCTCGGTTTGTCCCCTGACCCCCGGCCCGCCAGGTCGGGGGTTTTTCATGGCCGCTGCAGAGACTGCCGCATCGCCCAGTCGGTGGCGGCCCGCTGCGCCTGCCAGGCGTGCAGCAGCTGGCGGCACATGCGCTGCAGGACGGCCGGATCGGTGGTGGCATCGATCACCCGGCTGAAGCGCTCGATCTCGAAGCGTTGCGCGGTGGTGAGCTCCATGGGCTGGCGGTGGCTGCGCACAGGGTGGCACGGGGTGCGGGGGGGGGCCGGAAACCTGAGGCAGGGACCGGTGGGCCATGGCCAGGACGTACAAGCGCGACAGCAACGGTCGCTTCGCGTCTGGCGGAGGGGGATCGGCGCGGCCGAAGGCGCGATCCGCGCCGCGGGGCCAGAACCGGCTCACCAGGGACAATGCCGGGCGGATCACGAGCGTGGGCGGCGAGGGGGCGACCGCCAGGGGTGGACGGCTGCGGACCGCTGGGGGGAATCGGAGGGCGACTCAGACGGCGAGGGTTAGAGGCAAGCGGGCCGGGGTGATTAGGAAGGTAAAGTCGGATGTAATTCTTGGGTTAAAGTTAAGAAAAAATGCAGACGACAAATACGCCTGGTTTTCATCTGACAGAAAACAAGTAACCGGGGCTTATGCAACAAAAGCTGCAGCCAGAAAAAGCCCAGAAATAGAGGCAAGGATCTATCTAGCAAAAACAAGAAAGACAAGCGTAGCCAGAATGAGCGCACAGGACTTTCAAGGCGCCGAGCGAAAATGGAAAGGTTTGACAAACAAGCAGATATTAGCCATGGCCGCGCGGGATGCTTCTGCGGCTAAATCGTTACAGAACATGCGTGAGTTCACCGGAAACGGGACAAGGCGAAGCGGTGCAGCCATGGCAAATCAGGCCGCAAGGGAAGCGTTTGCATCTGCCAGGCAGGCCGCTCGATATGTTTCCGAGCGTTCCCGCCGCCGCCGCTAACCCCGCCCCGCCCCGGAAACCTGAGGCATGCCCCTCCCCGCCACCGCCCAAGACATCTACGACCTCCTGCTGGGCGATGCCACCATCGCCGCGGCACTGGGCGACTACACACTCGCCGATGGCGTGACCACCCGGCCGGCCATCTCGGTGCTGGCGGCAAACGAGACCCTGCCGCCGGGGACCACCGCTGTGGGGGTCGAGATCACCATCACCGAGATCCCCGGCTACGCGCCCCAGGTGCTGCTCAGCGAAGAGACCCTGCTGAACCCGACCTACCGGATCTACGTGATGGGCTGGCAGTCGGTCGCCGGGCTGCGGGCCATCGCTGAGCGGGTGATCGCGCTGCTCCCCGGCGCCACCGCTGCATCGATCGAAGGTGACGCGCCAGGCGATGGCATCGGCGTGATCGACCAGGTGGTCGTCCGCTGGACCAATCCCGTCGTATCGGTGGCGCCATGAGTGACTATCAGGTAAAGGTTGGCGGTGATTTTCGGGAGCTGCTGAACGGATTCACGCAGCTGGAGGCCAGGGCGCAGCAGTCGGGGCAGAAGATTGGGCAGGGGATGAATGAGGGGATTGCGAAGGTTGACGCGGAGATTGAGCAGCTGAAGGCCAAAATCCGAGAGATCAGGCAAACTCAGACAACATTCAAGGCCGATAGTTCCGAGTACAAGCAGGCCGAAAGAGATGCAATGGCTCTCCTTCGGCAGATCGGTGAGCTCAAAAAGCAGAAAATAGCCCTATCTGCCGACCCCTCCTCCCTGGTGGCCCTGCGCGGCCAGCTCAGCTCCCTGCAACGCGAGCTGGAGCAGGTCGCCATCGGCTCGCAGCGGTTCCGGGAGTTGCAGACCGCCATCCGGACGACAGAGCGGGAGATGGCCCGCTTCAACGACACCAGCGATGACCTGAGCATCCTGCAGGGCGCCATCACTGGTGTCGGGTTCGCGCTCACCAATGCGGTGGTTGGATCCGCGCGCCAGGCGGTCGCCGCGCTCCAGTCAATGGTCGGGCAGTTCGCCAGCCTTGACACCGAACTGCGGAAGGCCGCTGCCGCTGGCGGGGAGGCCGGGGGTTACGAGCGCCTGTCCAAGGTCGTCAACGAGGTCGGCATCGAGGCGGCCGGGACCACCCTTGAAGTCGCGCAGCTCGCCACAGAGCTGATCCGCGGTGGCATGACGATCGATCAGGCGCGGGCCAGCCTGGCGTCAATCGTCCGCGGTGCCGAGGCCACCGGCACCGCCTTCGATCAGATGGGCTCCGTGGTGTCGGCGTCCATCAAGGGGTTCGGCCTCCAGGCGACCGATTCGGTTCGGGTTGTTGATGCCCTGGTGCAGGGCGCCAACGCCTCCGCCACGAGCGTCACGGGCCTCGGCATGGCCTTCAAGTACGCGGCGCCAGTGGCTCGGATCCTGGGCGTCAGCGTGGAGGAGCTGGCCACCGCTGCAGGCCTGCTCACCAACGCCGGCATCGAGGCCTCGGAGGCCGGGGTGACCCTGCGGAACGGCCTCTCGAAGCTCGGATCCGCCGCGCCGCGGGCTGGCGGGAGTCTGCAGGACATGACCGGACAGGCCGCGATGGCCGCCAAGGTGGTCAAGCAGCTGGGTCTCGACATCTACGAGGCCGACGGCACCCTCAAGCCGATGGAGACCACCCTCCTGAGGCTCAAGGCAGCGTTCAACGGGCTGGATCCGGCCACCAAGATCCGCATGGCCGCGAACCTGTTCGGCGGCGAAG